CGGAGGCGGTTTTACTGCTTGGGTAGATGAAAATGAAAAAGTCATGAAATTGATCTCAAACAGCACGATGAGCGAAACATGTTATCGATGCGATTACTTCAGACCATCCACCGACATATCCGCAGCGTGGGAAGTGGAAGCGGCGGCCATGGAAATCGACCGCGTTGAATATGTGGCAGCGTTGATGCAGGTCGTCTGGAATGACATGAATTACATTGAGTTGGCAGACCCCGATAATAGGACCGCATGGCAGGCTATTCCCGACTTGCTGCGCGCCACACCGGAACAACGTTGCAAAGCCGCACTACTGGCGGTGATGGGGGAATGACCATGGACAAGGAACAGGAGATCAAGCGGTTGGAACAGGAACGCGACAAGCTGATCGAGGGGTTGCGGTGGTATGCTGACGAAGACACGCATATGATCAAACGCCGATCGGACGGGGACTATGCCCCGATCGCACTTGATCATGGCAAGCGCGCCCGCGACATCCTCCGCGAAATCGGGGTGACGATCAATGCATGATCCTGTACAAAGCCCTTCGCACTACACTTCCGGTGGCATTGAAACGATCGACTTCATGAAGGCGAAACTTTCTGCTGAGGGATTTGAGGGATACCTTGCCGGGAACGTCTTGAAATATATCACGAGATACCGGCATAAAAACGGCATAGAAGATTTGAAAAAAGCCAAGAGGTATCTGGAATGGTTGATTGAGCATTTGGAAGGTGACCGCTCATGATCTGCCGATATCCCGGCTGCCAAAAACACGCCACCACGACCTGGGCACTAGTGCCGGTGTGTCGTGGGCATCATGAGGCGATCCGGGCGGAGACGGTTCGGTACTATCGGATGGATGGGCGATGGAGACGGACTATATACGAGCGCATACGACATTTGACGCCGTGGAGGTGAAAAGGTGATCGAAACCAAACTTCGTAGAGGCACGTTCCAGCACGTGGAATCTGAGCTGTACGCCTATTATGAAACGAAAAAAGAGATCGTCCACCTGAAGAACGAAATCCTCCACACCTCCGCACCACCGAATGAAGTTGGTGGCAGCCGCGGGAACACGCCGGGTGACCCGACCGGACGGACAGCGGTGCTGCTGGTCACGCATCGTCGGATAGAGCAACTGGAACGGATTGTCGAAGCCATTGAAAGCGTCGTGGAAAGGCTACCCGAGAAGAAAAAGCGGCTGGTTCAGCTGCGGTACTGGGACAAGCCGAGGACATTGACGTGGGATGGGATTGCATTGCGGCTGGATGTGAGTCGTGCGACTGCGATACGCTGGCGCGACGAGATTGTTTATGCTATCGCTGAAAAACTTGGATGGCGCTGAAATGATACTTTCGTGAGACTTTTGGCCTCGCAAATCATGATAAACTGATAACGTCGGAAGAAGTGTAAGAGAGGTCGTCCAGGCACGCGGACGGCCTTTTCTATTTTGCCGCCGCCTCGCGGGGTGATACAGCGCGTCATCCTCCTCCGCCGAGTCCGGATAGGTGCGGGGCGGTGTCCGGGGTTGAGGTGATCCTATGCGAAGGCTAAAGCGGCCATGTAACCATCCCGGCTGCAAACAGTTGGTGGACAAAGGTTATTGCGCCGATCATGAGAGAAAGCGACGGCAGGAATACGATCGCTGGCGCGGCTCATCCGCAGAACGTGGGTATGGACACAGGTGGAGAAAATACCGGGAATGGTTTCTGAAACAAAATCCGTTGTGTGTGCGATGTAAAGAGGACGGGAAGCTGGAGCCGGCCACGGTGGTTGACCATATCGTGCCGGTGACGGGCGCAGATGATCCAAGGTTTTGGGATGAGGACAACCATCAGCCGATGTGTGATAGATGTCACAACATCAAGCGGGCGACGGAGGACAAGGAGACGTGGGCAATGAGACGTCAGGGGTAAGGGGGTCTCAAAATCTACAGCTTTACGACACATGACCGCGCGCCCAGCTTCGCGCAAATTTTTTTCCCAAAATGGAGGTGACGATGATGGCGGGAAGACCGAGCAAACCTGTTCAATTGATTAAACTGGAAGGAAAAAGCCACCGGACAAAAGCAGAATTGGAATATCGGGAGAAGGCGGAGAAGGCTCTTTACACCGGGACGACGTTTAAGGAGTCTCCCGCCGTCAAAGCCGATCCGATTGCGCATAAAGAATTCCAACGCCTCAAACGGCTTTACAAAAAAATCCAGTTTGTCGATGGACTCGATGAGCAGATGATCAATCGCTACTGTCTGCTCATCAGTCAGGAACAGAAGCTCATGCAAACGGATGACTTCCAGGCGCTACACAAAACACGGGAGATGATTCTCAAACTGGAGGACAGGCTTTTCCTTAACCCAGTATCCAGAATCAAAGCTATCCCGAAGCAGCCGCCGGAGGAAAAGAAAGAATCTCCAATGGCCCAGTTTTTAAAGCGACGTGGTGCTCATGGCTCATGATAAGCAGCGGGCGCTCGAAGTCATCGAGTTTGTCCAGATGCTCCACGCGGTTGATGACTTTTACGGGCAGCCCTTTACGCTCCTGGATTGGCAGCATGATATTCTCTGGGACGTTTACGGGACTGTCAAAGAGGATGGGTACCGTCAGTACAGATACGCTTATCTGGAGATCCCGAAGAAAAACGGAAAAACAAGCCTTATCGCCGCGCTAGCCCTTTATCACTTAGTGTGTGATCCTCCTGGCGGTCAGATTTATTGTTGTGCGGCAGACAGAGGGCAAGCCGAGCTCGTATACAAAGCGGCACTCGGGATGATTGAGCAGGAGCCGGAATTTGACGGTATTTTGAAAGTCCTCGATAGCCGGAAAGAGATCAAAAACCTGCATACAGGCGCAACGTTAAAAGTCCTGTCTGCTGAGGCTTATACCAAACACGGCATCAACCCGACAGTCGTCATTTTTGACGAGCTTCACGCGCAGCCTAACCGCGATCTGTGGGACGTTATGACGTTTGGTGCAGGCGCAGCGCGGAAAGAACCGCTGTGGTGGGTGATTACAACAGCAGGAGACGACCCGGATCGGAAGTCCATCGGCTGGGAAATTCACGAATACGCGCGCAAGGTGCGGGACGGGGAAATAAATGATCCGCACTGGTACGTAAAGATATACGGCATCCCGGAAGATGCCGATGACATCGATATTTTCGATGAAAAGCTGTGGTATGAAGTCAATCCGTCATTAGGGCATACAATCAGTATAGAATCTCTTCGACAGGAGGCGCTTCTGGCCCGCAACAGCGAGTCAGCGGAGCGTCTTTTTAGATGGCTCCGGCTTAATCAGTGGATCAGTACAAAGCGTGTTGGTTGGCAACCGCTCACTCTGTGGGACAAGACAACTGGAGACTGGGGGCGCTCGGAACTTGTAGGCAAGAAGTGCTACCCTGGAATCGACTTGTCCAGCACAACCGACTTGACGGGTGTGGTGTATCTTTTCCCTCCGCAGGATGGTTTTGACGAGTGGCGTTTTATCATGGAAGCGTGGATTCCGGAAGACAGCATGAAGGAGCGTGTCCGCAGGGACGGCGTACCTTATGACCGCTGGGTCAATCAGAAGTATCTTCACGCTACGCCAGGCGAAGTCATCGACTACGACTTTGTTGAAGCCCAGCTGCTCGCGGCCAATTCGACATACGAGATCCCAACCGCCGGGACAGACGTCTGGAACAGCCGGATGCTCTCCCAGCGGCTCATGCGCGCGGGGATGGAGATCATCGAGATTCCGCAGAATATGAAGAACATGTCGCCAGCCATGAAGATGATCGAATATCTCATGAAAACCGGGCAGATGACACACGAAAAGCACCCGGTCGGCCGCTGGTGCTGGGGGAATGTGGTTGTTGAGGTGGACGGAAACGAGAATATCAAACCGATGAAGAACAAGTCAAAAGAACGCATTGACTTGACGGTTGCGCTGATCAACGCGATGGCCACAGCGATGCTGTTTGAAGATATGGACATGGATTCTGTCTATGACGAACGTGGCTTCATCACATTGTGACCTGAACCTTTTGAAAGGGGGTGTCTGAGTTGTGAATGTTCTGAAACGAATATGGTTTGCGGTGAGGTCGTCGCTTTCGAACCCGGAAAGGTGGCTGGTCGATATGTTCGGCGGTCGCCGCACTGCGTCCGGCGCGATTGTGAACGAAAAAACGGCTATGACGTATTCGGCGTTTTGGGCCTGCGTTCGCGCGATCGCGAAGCCTGTTGCATCGCTCCCGCTGCATCTGTATGAGCGTATGGACGACGGGCGACGACGGGCAACGGATCATCCGCTATACCGGCTTTTGAACAGCCGCCCAAATCCGGAGATGACCGGGCTTTCGTTCCGGGATGTGATGACCACATATCTTTTAACATGGGGGAATGCGTATGCAGAAATAGAATACGGACCGAACGGCTACCCGGTGGCGTTGTGGCCACTTCCGCCGAATCGCGTCAGGGTTGATCGTGACAAAACGACCAGGAGCATTAGATACTGGGTTACTGTCCCGGACAAGGGCGAAGTCCCGCTCCGACCGGAGCAAGTGTTTCATCTGGTCGGTCCTGGCGGCGATGGGTTGGTCGGAAAGTCTGTTGTCCAGCTTTTCCGGGAAAGCATCGGCATGGGCCTGTCGGTGCAGGAATACGGGGCGCGTTTTTTTGGGTCCGGCGGAAAGCCTGGCGGTGTGCTCAAGCATCCTGGAAAACTGAAGGACAAAGAGCAAATCGAGCGACTGCGCAATCAGTGGAATGAAATTCATGAGGGTTTGGAAAAGGCTCATCGCATCGCCATTCTGGAAGAGGGTATGGAGTATCAGCAGATTGGCATTCCGCCTGAAGACGCGCAGTTTTTGCAGACGCGGGCCTTCCAGCGGCAGGAAATGGCGGCGATTTTCCAGGTTCCGCTTCACAAGATCGGGGACTTGGAACGGGCAACATTCTCCAACATCGAGCATCAGGGGATGGAGTTTTACACGGATACGCTCTTGTATTGGCTGAGCCTTTGGGAGCAGACGATTCATTGGAAGATCATCCCTGAGTTCGAGCGGGACCGCTACTATGCCGAGTTTATGATTGACGCGCTCTTACGCGGCGACCTAGAAAGCCGCTATCAGGCGTACGCAATTGCCCGGCAATGGGGCTGGCTTTCGGCGAATGATGTGCGCCGCATGGAGAACTTGGACCCGATCGGTCCAGCCGGTGACGTGTACTGGGCGCCGCTCAACATGATCAACGCCGAAGAAATGCTGGAAAGCGGAGAACCAGACCCGTTCGAGGAACCGGAAGAAGACAACGAACAGGATGAAGGCATCGACGACCGCATTGACCATCATCTCAAACAAATAGAGACCATGACAAAAGAACAGCGCCAGCTTCGCTCGGCGCGAAACCGCGCAAGACTCGCCAAACGCTATGAGCGAGTCTTTTCTAATGCGATGAAGCGGCATCTCAAAAAGGAGACGCAGGACATTCGGGAAGCGATCCGACAGCATCTCGGCGAGCGTGACGCGGCAACGTTCGAGCTTTGGCTCGAAGAATACTACCGCGACAACGAGGACTTGAAAAAGCGAATGAAGCCGATGTTCCTGGCGCTGGCGGAGATCATCTACGAGGAAGCATCCTCGGAAGTTGGCAAACGCAAGAAAATGCCCGAGGAAGCCCGGAAGTTCATGGACGAGTATTTGGAGACGTTCGCAACCCGCTATGCTGAATCGTCGAAGGGGCAGCTTCGTGCGCTGGTGCGTCAGGCGTTCGACGAAGGGCTTGATCCGGAGGATGTGATCGACGCACGGATGGAGGAATGGGAAGAGCGACGGCCGGGCAAGGTTGCCATGAACGAGACGGTGCAGATCAGCGGCGCGATCGCCCGAATGGCTTTTGCG